GGCGCATTAGCCCAAAAAGCTGTATCTAGCTCTCTAAATATAACCAGTGCAGTTGGCAGTATAGCCTCAGCAGGTAATAATGCAGCATCAGCATTAGCAAATTTATCGTTAACAGCAAATAATCCAGCTAACCAAACAGCTAAGTTGTTTAATCCATCTGGACAATTTGATGCTGGCGCATTTAAAGGTAGCATCCCTGAAGTAAAAATTCCAGGAAGTTTAGGATCTGGATCATTTGGTACAGATCTATCACTAGCAATTAATAATGCATTAGTATCAGCTGTTCCATCTTTTGGGGCAATATCAGTAGATTTTAAATCAGTTGAAGGACAATTAGCAATATTAGGTTCTGATCTTCAAAAGAATTTTGATACTGCACTAGGAGAAGTTAAACCTCCAGAAATTAAAGATAACACTGAGAAATTAAGATCTCAACTAGTTTCTGTAGCTGAAAATGTTATAACACCTACAGGAGTTGTATAATGAGTGATGCACCAGATACTACACAATACAGCGTTGCTGATGCTCCGTCAGTTGGCGCTGATCCAAATGCTAATCCAGGGTCATTTAAAACTCCCGGAAATTTTATATATCAAACTATTTCGCCGTCTGGAGGAATTACTAAAGATCAAGTATTTGCTACCGAAACAGTTGATGAAGTAATCCCCCCAGACGCAATTATGAATTATGATTCATACCTTGCTTTATCTAATAAAGTACGACCAATTAATTCAATAGCAGAAACTGATTTTTCTATTAATCAGCAATATGTTGATGAAGCAAAAAAACGTAGAAATAGAGCATTAGATTTAATATCAGGTACTAGTTTTACAGAAGAAGATTTAATAGTAGCAGTAAAATCAACTACTGTTTTTGCTCCACTTACTTTCCAAGCTAGTACAACCGGCCCAAAAGTAGTTAGTAAAGACTTTACTGGATTGCCGGTTTCTGCAGGAGTATACAAATATCTACCATCTGAATTATATGACGATCGATACGACTTTGAAACTGGTAAAAAGATTCGAGTTGGTATTGCTTCGGGCATAGGCGGAGGCCAAGGAAACACAAGTACTAAAGGAAATACTGCATCAACAGTTGAACAAACAGAATCAACTAGTAATACTACTAGTGATACGCCAGTAGTAGGTAAAGAAGAAGACCCGTGCGGATAATTATTTTAAATAGGATATTTAATGCCATCAGGTAATTATAAAAGAACTAGAACTACAGCAAATAAGGTCTATGATAGTGGTCCTTATGAAGCCACAGTGGTCAATCATTTAGATCGCAGATATATGGGAGGCTTAGAAGTAGAGTTAATAAAATATACTGGTTCTGGTAATACTCCTGAGTCAGCAGGACAATTAGTTCATGTTAGATATCTTAGTCCATTTTATGGAGTAACACCTGGTGCAGGATTAACAGCAAATGACGGATATCAAAATACTCAAAAAAGTTATGGTATGTGGATGGTTCCCCCGGATATAGGAACCCGTGTTTTAGTAATATTTGCAGAAGGTAATCTTAACTTAGGTTATTGGATAGGTTGCATCCCAGATGATTACATGAATTTTATGATACCAGACGGAAGGCCAAGCACAGAATTTACAACAGCATTAACTCCTGAAAGTATTAAAGGAGCAAAATTACCTGTTGGTGAATATAATAAAGCCTTTGAAGACGGTTCGGCTATTGACCCCACATTATTTAAAAAACCATATAACAAAGATTTTACAGAAGTACTAGAAACCCAAGGTCTATTATTTGATGAAAACAGAGGAACAACTACAACTAGTGCAAGAAGAGAAACACCAAGTAATGTTTTTGGTATAAGTACTCCTGGTCCTCTTGATCGAAGAGATGGATCACCAAAAGTAACAGTTGGTCCTTTAGAAGATAAAGTTGATATTCCGTATAACAGACTCGGTGGCACAGGCTTTGTCATGGACGACGGCGATGCTAATTTTATTAGAAAAACACACCCCGAAGACGGTCCTCCCATTTATGTTAATAAAATGGATAGAGAGTCAGGCGGCAAACAAAGTATTCCTCAAAATGAGTTAACAAGATTACGGACTAGAACAGGCCATCAGATATTGATGCATAATAGTGAAGATTTAATTTATATTGGAAATGCTAGAGGAACAACTTGGATTGAAATGACCAGTGATGGTAAAATTGATATACATGCCCAAGATAGTGTAAGTATTATGACCGATAACGATCTAAATATTACAGCTGAACGTGATATAAACATGGAAGCTGGTAGAAACATTAATATGAAAGCTACTGCACGTTATAGTAAAGGTTCTGAAATAGATGCTAAAGGATTAGAAAGTGGTAGAATACAATTTGAAGCACAACATAATCATAATTTAATAGTAGGCAAAGATTCAAAAGTAACTGTAGTAGGAAATTTGCATACTGGTGTCGGACAAAATCAATTTATATCAACTGGTAAATTTTTACATGTAAATTCAGGACAAGATAACAGACTTACAGCTGGAGGCTACACACATATTAATTCTGGTAAAGAGCATAGAGAAACAGCACAGCTTATTCATATGAATGGTCCTGCAGCAGCAAAAGCACCCCAAGCAGAAACAGTAATTCCTTTAGAAACAATGCAATTACCGTATATATTTACAGGATCAATTACTCCTGTAATTTACGACAGTATAGTGCCAAGAGCTCCACAACATGAACCTTGGCCGCACCATGAAAACTTAGATCCAGCATCATTTAAAAAACCAGAAACTGATAGAGAATCTCCTGGATCTTTAGCAACTGCTGACAGAGTACTAACACCTGATACTTTTGCAAAAAACAAAGGCGGTAGAAAACGAAGTGCAGTAGTTGCAGGAAGCGGCGGAAATATTTCTACAGGATTTGAACCTACAACTGGAGGTGCATCCTCTGGAGTAGGAACAATTCCAGCAGATGATTACTCGAGTAATTTTCAATTTTCAGATGAACTAGGCTCATTAAGTGCAAAATATGAATCACGAGGAAATCCAACAGCTATTGGATTTGATACTACTGGTGGCTGGAGCTACGGAACTTACCAACTAGCTAGTAAAGTTGGTGCAATGAATGAATATTTAGGATTCTTAAATCGTAAGCATAGTAATGTTTATAACTCGTTACAAACTGCCGGAGGAAATTCCTCAGCAAAATTAGGAACAGATGCATTCAAACAAACTTGGGAGTCAGTTATGTCTGAAAAAGGAGCAGCAGAAACACAGCATGAATATGCTGTAACAAAATATTTTGTTCCAGCCGCAGACAAAGTTACTAGAAGTACAGGAGTTGATGTAAGAGTAAAATCTAAAACATTACAAGATGTGTTATGGTCTACAGCTATTCAGCATGGTGCCGGAGGCTGTAATAGAATATTTCAAAGAGCAATTAAAAACTGCGGAAATTCAATGCCATCAGACGATGCTTTAATTGTAGCTGTATACAACGAACGAGCTAGAGATAACGGCAATGCATATTTTGGCAGGAGCAATACTAATATTAGAGCAAGTGTTGTTAAACGGTTTAACAACGAAAAATTAGACGCATTAAAAAGTTTAGAATTAGAAATTAAGAACCAATCTTTACCAACACAGTCAGGACAACTGGGCGAAGTAACTCTTCCAGTTGGTCCTCAATAATAGGGTAAATATAGTATGAGCGAACTAGAAAAAAATCTTTATAAACGTGTGTCTGTAAATGAGCCTCAAAAAACCCCAAATTCTGGACGAGTCTATAGAGGATTTTCTACAGTTGGTGTTAATAAAGAAGGTTTTGCAAAATATGATTTTGACCTTATAAAACAAGATTTAATTAATCATTTCCATATTCGTCAAGGTGAAAAAATAAGTGACCCAAAATTTGGAACAATTATATGGGATTTATTATTTGAACCGTTTACACTAGAGATACAAGAAGCCATAATAGACAATGTAACTGAGATTGTAAATTATGATCCTAGAATTAGTGTAGAAGAGATTATTGTCGATACATATGAACAAGGAATAACTGTAGAATGTACTCTTACTTTCCTCCCATATGGCATTTCAGAGCAGTTACGTTTTAAATTTGATCAGGCTAATGGCCTACTATAAATTATATACGCACTTATCTGTAACAGATAAATATCATAGTAATAGAGGAAACCTACATGTCGTCAACAGATAGACAGTCAAGATTATTAGTATCCGAGGACTGGAAAAGAATTTATCAATCGTTTCGTAACGCTGATTTCCAGAGTTATGACTTTGACAATCTCCGCCGTACAATGGTCAATTATTTACGTCAAAACTATCCTGAAGACTTTAACGACTATATTGAATCCTCTGAATATCTTGCATTAATTGATATGATAGCATTCTTAGGCCAAAATCTAAGTTTCCGTATTGACTTAAATGCTAGAGAAAACTTTTTAGAAACTGCTGAACGTAGAGAAAGTATTTTACGGTTAGCACGTATGTTATCGTATAACCCAAAAAGAAATCAACCAGCAAACGGCGTTTTAAAACTTAACACTATTAAAACTACTGAACCGCTTATTGATAGCACAGGACAAAATCTTGCAAATGTTGTTATTAAATGGAATGACCCAGCTAATACAAGTTATTTTGAACAAATACTTAAAATACTAAATTCATCATTGCCTGTTACTAACCAAATTGGTAATCCTTTAAAATCTGCAAATATAGCAAATGTTATTACTCAACAGTATAGGTTCAATGCAACTAATACTACAACGGCAATATTTCCTTTTACAAAAAGAATTGAAGGCGTAAGCACAAGATTTGAAGTAGTAAGTTCTGGGATATCTGGAGAAAGTATAATTGAAGAAGCACCCATTCCAGGAACAAGTCCAGGATTTTTGTTTAGAGATGATGGCCAAGGCGCAGGAAGTTCTAATACTGGATTTTTTATGTACTTTAAACAAGGAAAATTAGATAGTTCTCCGTTTAGTGTATCTAATCCTATACCAAATCAATCAGTTGCTATTGATGTTACTAATATTAACGATTCTGACGTATGGTTATATAATGTTGATTCTAATGGATTTGAAACTGATTTTTGGACTCAAATTAGTTCAGTTGAAGGCAACAATGTAATTTATAATAATTTATTTGAAGGTATTAAAAACGTTTATGCTGTAACAACTAGAGTAGGTGATAGAATTAATTTAGTATTTTCAGATGGTGTATTCGGGAATTTACCTTCAGGAAACTTTAAAGTTTATTATCGTGCTAGTGCAAATTCATCAAGTGTTATTACTCCAGGAGCAATGGGAAATGTTAATATTGAAATACCTTATCAAAGTAAAAGAGGAAGTTTAGAAACACTATCTTTAGGGTTTAAGTTAAATTACACAATTACAAATGCAAGTGCATCAGAGTCTAATGAAGAAATTAAAGCAAATGCTCCTGCTACGTATTATACACAGAATCGATTAATTACAGGCGAAGACTATAATATTGGTCCTTTAGCAGTAAGCCAAGAAATTATTAAAACTAAGAGTACTAATAGGATTAGCAGTGGCATTAGTAGATATTTTGATTTAAAAGATGTTTCCGGCAAGTACAGTAACACTAGCTTATTTGCAGATGACGGTGTATTGTATAAAGAAATATTCCAAGCAAAAAGCCAATTTAAGTTTACTACTCAAAGCGATATAGAAGGTATTATTAATAATACTGTTGAGCCTATTTTATCGTCATCGTATACTAAGAACTTTTACTTAGATCAATTTGCAAAAACTATTGTGTCAGATTTAAATGCAACTTGGTCACAAGAAACAACATCAACCAATCAATCAACAGGTAGATTTTTAGATAGTACTAATACACCTTATATGACTGGAACATTTACAGCAAACAGTTTGAGATATATTGAACCTGGTGCAATGTGTAGATTTACTGCTCCTACAGGTTTTCATTTTATGAAAGACGGGTCATTAATGGCCGGAACAGCTACTCATTTAGGGTCATCTAATTATAAATGGGCTAAAGTAGTTTCAGTTGCCGGAAACGGAACAGTTGTAGATACTGTTACTACTAAAGGACCAATAGTCTTTAATGATAATATCCCAACTACTGCAATATTAGACAGAGTAGTTCCAAATTTTTCTAGAATATTAGTTGATTCTGTAAAAGTTCAATTAATTGACCAAGCATTTGCTTACAAAGATTTTGGTTTAAGATATGATTTAACAGATAGACAATGGAAACTAGTTACTTCTGAAAACCTTAATACGTCACTAGGATTTTCAACAGGAAAAACAGGTGATACTACAGGACAAAATTTAGATTCTAGTTGGCTATTATATTTTAAAACAGATGGCGAAACTTATACTATTACATATCGTAATTTAAAATATGTAATAGAAAGCCAAGAAGAAATTAGATTTTATTTTGATGGAGTTGATAAAGTTTATAATCCCGCAACAGGACAAATTGTTAGAGATAAAATTGACATTTTAAATATTAATACTGCTCCAGGAAGCACAAGCCCATTCACAAATGATTATAGTTGGACAATATCAGGAGCATATAGAGATCCTGATGGCTATGTTGATTCAAGAAAGATAGAAGTACAATTTATTGATCTTGACGATGATGGTGTAGTCGATGATCCTGAAATATTTGACCAAATAGTTGCCCCTGATGACGCTAACATTTCTATTGCACAAAAAATAATTTTTCAAAAAAAATATACAACATCCGACGGAGTAGAAGATTTTAAATACTTCTCAAATACAAATAATACTATTACGATAGTAACAAATGAGTCTGCAATTGCACCGTACAGTACTAGAACAGAAGGCCAAGTTTTTTACTTACAAGACGAAAAAGTATTTAAAACTCTTAATAAATCATTAAACAACACTGTAATAAATTCAGATTACAAAGCATATTCAGGAAGAGGCGGATTAAAATTTCATTATGTGCATGTTGCTGATAGTAGTTATAGGATTGATCCTAGTGCTAGTAATATTATAGATACATATTTGCTTACTAAATCATATGATAATAATATAAGAAAATTTGTTGCAGGCGAAATAGATGTACAACCATTGCCACAAAGTAATGATGAATTATATAGAAGTTACGGCGGAGCAATTGATAAAATTAAAAGCATAAGTGACGAAGTAATATATTATCCTGCAAAGTATAAAATATTATTTGGCAAAAAAGCACCGGCGGATTTACAAGTGAAATTTAAAATCGTAAAAAATAGAGATATAGTAATTAACGATAATGAGTTAAAATCAAGTATTGTAGAAGCTATTAATAGATTCTTCGCTATTGAAAATTGGGATTTTGGAGAAACATTTTACTTCCAAGAACTAAGTGCTTATATAATGACAGAGCTAACACCTAAATTATCATCAGTACTAATAGTTCCAAATCAAGGTACACAATCATTTGGTAGTTTATTTGAAATAAAATCTGAACCAGATGAAATTTTTATTAGTGCTGCAACTGTTTCTGATATTGAATCAATAACAGAAATTACGGCTAAAGAAATACAAGCTAGCGGAAAAATAGTTTCTAGTATTTCATCTGCTAATACATTATCAGGTATAACAAGTGCAGCTTCGGCCACAACAACAACTAACACTACTGGCGGCGGCTTAAATATAAGTTCAAGCAGTTCAAGCAGTTCGGGATCAAGTAGTTCAGGTAGTTCAGGATCAAGTGGTTCAGGTAGTTCAGGTAGTTCAGGATCAAGTGGTTCTAGTGGCGGCGGAGGATATAGCTACTAATGGCATACAATAATTTTCAAAACGAGAGCCCATTGCCTGCAGGCAAAAAGGTTAAAAAACTTAGTATAGACTTTTTACCAAAGTTTTTTAGAACAGAAGCTAATAGAAAATTTTTACAAGGTACTATTGATCAGTTAGTTGCACCGGGTGTAGCTGAAAAATTAAGCGGGTATATTGGTAGAGAAACAGCAAAAGCTTATGCAACTACTGATAACTATATTGGCGATGTTTCGACTGACAGAGAAAATTATCAATTAGAACCAGCAACTGTAGTCAAAGATAATTTAGATAATGTAACTTTTTACAAAGACTATAATGATTATATAAATCAATTAGGCGTATTTGGATCTAATAATAAAAATCATAGTAGACTAAACAATCAAGATTCTTACGCTTGGAATCCTAATATTGATTGGGATAAATTTGTAAACTTTCGTGAATACTATTGGCTACCAAACGGCCCAACTTCAGTACCTATTAGGGGTCAAAGCAAAGAAGTAATTAGTACATATACTGTTACAACAACAGATAATGAAGATAATATTTCATATATTTTTAACGATGGATTTACATCAAACCCAACTCTAAAATTATACAAAGGCCAAACTTATAGATTTGAAATTGATACGCCTGGACATCCTATTGCATTTAGTATATCTCGAACATTTACTCCTGGATCAGCTGTACTTACAGCAGGATCAGAAGGATTAAGAGCAGATGGGCAATTTGATGGTACATTATATGGTAACAATTATGATCAAGGCGAGTATGTAGTATTACCTAGTAGCGGATCTGTTACTTTTGATGCTGATGAAAATATTAGTACGTTGTATCCAACAGGAATAACAAAATACGGAACAGAAGGCGAAGTTATTTCAGTTGTATATGTAGAAAAAGGTACAATAGAATTTAGTATTCCTGAAAATGCCCCAGAGAGATTATATTATATTAGTAAAAATAATATTGATACTAGTGGTCTTATTAAAATTTATGACATTGCAGAAAATTCTGCAATAAATGTTAGTGATGAAATTATAGGTAAAAAAACTTACTCAAGTGCAAATGGTGTAAAACTTTCTAATGGAATGAAAATTACATTTCAGGGAGAAGTAACTCCGGCATCATACGATAACAACCAATGGTATGTCGAAGGTGTTGGCAGTCAAATTAAATTAATAAAAGAATCTGACCTTATTATTCCGGCAGCATATACAGATTCAAAACTAATTCCGTTTGATACTGATAGCTTTGATACATTGCCTTTTGCAGATGCAAAAGCATTTGCTGCAACAAAAGATTATATTACAGTTAA